CTGATCGTCGGTGCAGCGCAGCGTGCCTGAGATCATGCGCCAATTGGCGGTGAAGCGGCGCCGGGATTTGCCGGGGCCGAAATCGGTTTGACTCTCCAGCTTGTTGTCGGCCAAGGCTTCAGAGAAGCCGTCTGCACTGAGGTATTGAGGCAAGCCCGCCGGCCACGTCGCTGTCACCGCACGCGCCCCAGCTTGAATGAGATCATGACAACCTCACCCGTGCCGCGCGGCGCGTAAGCCGGCGCTTGCCCCTTGAATTTGAAAACGCCGGCCGCCCTCGTGCGCGGATGCACCCAAGTGAAGGGCAGAACCCCGTCCTTCAACGTGTCGCGGTAGAAGTGTTCGAACGCGGCCACGTTTTCAGATGGGCAATAGATCGTGGCGTCGAACTCGCGCGTCTTGCCGCGAATGCGCCGCCTCACCTGCGTCGCGCCGTTGGCGATCGCGCTCTCGACCCGTTCATTGGGCAAGGTCTCGGTAGCGCCGCCTTCAAGAAACTCCGGCAGGTCCGAGGGCCACGCCGCGGTCACGTCCGGCGCACCACGCGGGTCGCGCCGTAACCCGAGCGCATGGCCCCCGCGAATTCTTCGCTCTGCGTGGTCTCGACCACCTTGTCCTTGATGTAGAGATCGATCTGGCGCTCGCCGTTAGGCCCCTTGCTCTCACGCTGTTCGACCGGAGAGGCGTTGGCCCCGCGTTGATCGAAGACCGCGATTGAGACGTTGGAGCCGCCGGTCAGCGCCTTGCTCTTATCGTTCGAATAGACGTTCGATCCTTGCGGGAGCTTGATCAGCTCAGGCCCCGCATCACCGACAATCGCCCAACCACCGGAAAAGCTCGTCACGCCATTCGCGAATTTTGGGATTGGGCTTTGCCCGGTCAGCGACGAGATGAGCTGGCTGGCGACATCGCCGCCGCCGCCCGCGCTCATGGTTTGGAGCGCGATTGTCGCTTGCGACACAGCAGCGGAGAACGCCGTCAGCGCCACCGTCGACTTGGCCTTCATGCCGACTTCGGTCGCGGCCGCTGAATTTGAGAGTGCGGTCTTGGCCACGCTTTCGGCAATGGCCGGCACCATGCCGGCGGAGAGGCTTTCCCCTGCTTTCGACGCTGCGTCCGCGAGCGCGCCTACAGCCTTATCGGCGTTGTTGTCGTTGGCGCCGAAGATGCGGTTCAAGCCGCCCGACGCCATCTCCGTCAGACGGCGCTCCCAAGGTGCGGTGATGTTGTCGAGCAGATTGCCGAGGATGCGCTCGCCGGAACGAGCCAGCGAATTCAGCGCGACTTCCCAAGCATCTTGGCCAGAACGAAGGCCGGCGATGATGCCCGCACTCAACGCATCGCCCATGGCCGCGCCTGCGGTCTCGGCGCTGTCTTGCAAGCGCGCGAAGCGCTCGCGCTGCAGGTCCAATTGCTCGGCGATGCGGATGTTTTCAGCGACGCGGGCGCGTTCGGCTTGAAGAATCTCGGTCGTGATTTCTGGAAACTGGAGCCGCAATTCGCGCTCACGCTCTGCTTGAGCCAGCGCGATACGCCCTTGCTGACCGAGCTGGATGCCCATCTGCAATTGCGCTTGCATGGAGGCCATGCGTTCGCGGTCGGCGCGCTCACGTTCGCGGAGGGCTTGGACATCGCCCTGCGCCATTTCATTGGCGCGTGCGCTCCGGAAGGCCGAGGCCTGTTCATCCGTCGCCGCAGGGTTGTCGCGCCGCCAGCCTTGCATCTCCGCATCGAGCGCAGCACGGCGCCGGGCCGAAGCGTTGAGCCCCGCCGCATCGACAATGATCTGGCGGTCTGAATTGCCGGCGACGCGGTTGGCGATGTCGCGATCGATGCCGATGCGCTGCTCGCGCGCAACCATATTCCGCGCTGCGACGTCGTCGACGTAAATACCCTGACTTGCTGACTGCGCCATGAGGGCGCGCGCCGCCTGCGCGAGATCAAAGCCGCCGCCGGGGCCAAAGTTCGCTAGATCAGATTCTGCATCTTCCGCATCGATGCGGCGACGATCCATCACGGATACCATTCGCGCAAGTTGCGCGGTCGCGCCGGCCAGCGCCATTTCGAGGCGCCGCGCTTCTTCTGGCGGAAGGAGCATGCCGCTACTGATGGCAGAATTGTTCGCTTGGCGTGACGTAGTGAGGCGGCGATACTCGGGGCTATCGCCCATGCCTTGTGCGGCAAGCTGGTCTTGCCGCGCCTGCATTCGACGATTTTCCGCGCGCAACCACGATAAATCGCTTGCCGTCATCGGCGCGCCAGCCGCCGCCAATCCATCCCGCAATTGTTGGATTGTGTTGCCCATATCGGCGCGCTGCAAGTCCAGTGTGAAGATAGAGTCTGCCGCTTGGCTGGCGCGGCCGATCGCGCCTCTGCGGTCTGTCGCGCGCGTGCGCGCAGCATCAGTTAGCTCGGCAACCCGCACCGCAGGATCATTCGCCGCCGCCGCTGCAATCGGCTCAAGGCGGCGGATTTCACTTTCGTACCAAGCGCGGTTTGGGCCAAACCACTCATTTTGAAGGAGTCGCCGGTTCGCATCCAACTGAGCTTGCGGATCGCTGCTCAGAAGATCGCCGCTGTTGCGAAGCCCCTGCCCATACCAATTCATGAAGCCCTGGTAGAACTCGCTCGACTTGATGCGCTCTTCCATGTTGATGAGCAGCAATTCCCATTCGGTCTGAATGCGGCCGCGCGCGCGCTCCATAGTTTCGGGCAAGCCGCCCGCGCTTTCGCGCAAAACTTCGACGCCGCGGATCATGGCATCGACCATTCTTTCCGCGCTAATCTCACCACGCGAGACGCGGCCCGGAATCGTGTTCACGTCGACGCCCATGCCGGCAGCCAGCGCATCGTCAAGCGCCGGCATGTTTGTGCTCATAAATCTATAGTCTTGCGACGTAAGGCGACCAAGAGCGAGCGCTTGTTGAAATTGCCACTGAGCGCGGCCGGTCGACGCTGTGTCGGCGCCGGTCATTTGCGCGAGCATCGGGAAGGCGCTCGCCAACCCACCAATTTGCTGACGTGATAACCCCGGGCCACGACCTGCAATCGCCAGATCGCCATAGCCTTGTGCAACCATGCTGTATGGCATCGCGGTATCGCGCGAGATTTTGACAATGTCTTGATGCGCGCGGCGCGCGGCATCTGCGGACCCACGATAAGCGAACGTCAGGCGCGCGTTCAGGCGCTCCATTTCATCGCCTGCGTGCGCAAGGTCGCCTGGGAGGCTCGTTATAAAGCCGGCAAATTGGGTCAAACCATTCAGCGCTTGAAAGCCCAGAACGCCAACCAGACCGCCAACTGCTCCAGAAAACAGGACCATGTTGCTGGCGGCTTCCTTGCCGGAACTGGCCATCGCCGCTTGCGTGCCGGCGATCTTGTTCATCTCGACTTGGAGTTTGGCGAGGCTGTCGGCGTATTGCTTGGCGCTCGTCGCGCCAGCTTGATAATCGGTGCGGGCCTGCATCATCAGACGCGAAATTGCGGCGGCGCGCTGCTGCTGGCCGCTCGCCACCATCGCCATCGCTTTGGCTTCTTCGTCCAACGCGCGCTTGATGTCTTGCACGGACTTCGCATAGGCCGCGCCGTCGGCGCTGCCGCGCTTGTAACCAGACGCGGCTGCCGCGTGTGCTTGGCTCAAACCGTTGAGCGCCGCCGTGACTTCCTGCGTTGCCTTTGCGGCCTCACGCTGCTTCACCGTCGTTTGGTCTGCCGCCTGCCCTACGTTGCGGGACTGGGCGACGACCTGTTGCATCGCCGTGAGCGCGCCGGGGGCGGTCGAAGTATCGAAAACAATCGCAAGGCGCGCGAGATCAAGGCCGCTAGCTGTCGACATCGGCCCCCCTCTTTGGTTGGTTTTCAGCGGCGAACGATCGATAAGCGAGATCGAGCGCGTCCATGATCGCAAGCTCCGGGGGCGACCATCGGAAGCCCCAGAGCTGCGCGTAGGAGAGCATCTCGGTGTAGGTGATGGCGCCTAGGCCAAAGCTGCGGTCGCGCTTTGCATCAAGCTTGCAGAACGCCGACCAAATCCAGGCCCCTTCCCAGGGAAGTTCGGGGCCGAGATTGACGGGGCGGCCGATCTTCTTGTGCACTGCCGCCATGTGGTCGGAGACTTTGGAGCCGCCATTGCCGATGCGCGCGGCTTGCTTCCAATGCCACTCCCCAAAGGCAATCAGCCTTTCGGAGAGCCCTTGATAAAATTTGCGCGGCGCGTCACCAGCACAAGCGCCTGGTCGCGCACTTCGGGCGAGCCGCGATAGAGTTGTTCGGCGAGGTCGCGCGTGCACGCGGCAGGCTTGCCGGCTTCATCGCGGAATCCGGACCAGTCCTTGGTGACACGCGCGAGGCGGTCGCAAATGTCATGCACCGGGTTCGGCTTTTCATTGCCCCCCTTCTCACGATTGCGCCGCTCGATCTCCAAGCCCGCATTGTTCCAAGCCTCGCTGTCCGCGCCTTGGAGCGTGAGCGTCAGCGGTACGCCGTCATCCACCAACGGCTCGAGCGTGCCCGGATGGAGAAGCGGAAACTGCACGCCAGCTTCCGATTGTGGAAGCGTGTCCAGAGCGGCGGGGATAGCAAGCTTGGGCAATGCGGACATGAAGGCTCCTGGGTTTGAGGGATGAGATCAGCGACGGCGCGCTTAGGTGTTCGACTTCTGAATGGTGAGCGTGGTGGCGTCGAAGCCAGTGCCCGCGCTCTTCAAGAGTGCTTGGAAAGGCGCGGAGACGATGACGCCGCCGTCGCCGGCGGGCGCATCGGTGGCCCCACCCAGCTTCACGCGCTGCATGTTGAAGGCGATGAAGCCTGTGCCCGGCGCATCTTCGCAGACCAGAACAAGATCGATCTCTTCTTCGTTGACGAAGGCGTCGATCAGTTCCTTGTCTTGGAGGTAGAACGAGATGTTGCCGGTGACGGTGATGCGGCCATAGAAAATGTCCGGCACATAGGGCGTGCCGATGACGGGCGTGGTGTTGAGGTTGTGCGTGATCTGGAGATCAAAGCCGGTGATGATCGCCTGCTCGACCCCGCCCGCGCGAATGCCGCCTTCAATGCCGGTGAGCATTTCCGTGTTGGGCGCCGCGGTCGCGTTGGTGAAATACGGAGCCGAGCCCGCATCCAACACAACGCCCTTCTGGCCTTGCACGTCGAACGACACCATCGCCTTGTCGTTCGGAGGCACGCGCACAGACATGCCGCCGATGCGGCAGCCGTCAAAGCGGCGGGCCACGTCAACGGTCGGATAGGAATGCTCAAACGTGAAGCTGCGCTTTGTGGTGCCGAAGGTGATCTTCTCGCCGACGACGGTGATGTTGCAAGCCGAGTCCGAGCCGTTATCAGCCGCCGCCGTTCCGTCGCTCACCTTGATTGCGGTGAACGTGGTCGAGGACATTGCGGTGATGCGATAGCGGGTATTGTTCGCCGTCACGGACAGATTGGTGGCGTCGATGATGTCGCCGATGCGCAGCCCCAGCGTTGAAGGGTTGCCAGAGCCCAGCGTCCACACGCCAGCAGAGATCGTGATCGAGGTGAAATCGCTTTCAT